GAACCAGTTCTTACACGCCGTCCCGACTTCAGTGTTCACCCCGTATCCGTACCCATAGGCGATATCGGACAGAATATTCGGGGCATACTTGAATTCGATAGCATTGAAGATGTACCGCTCAATTTGTTCCGCCATCCATGTGCCCAGGGCTTTGATGCCCATTGCTTTCAGGTCGCGTCTTGAGCGGAATCGAGACATTTCACCGTCATCTTTCCATGCCTGACGAACTTGATTCACATAGACATCGGCATAATACTGCGGGATTGCGACTTCTGCGCCTTCAAGGGCTTTATTCCCGAACACGCCCATGCCGGTAAGCCGTCCGCCCATTTCAAGACGAATGGTATCGGTCTTTTTCTTGACTGTTTCGTTCTTGGTAATGAACGGCAGTCCAGACCCTTCTTTCCCAATGAACGGGGCAAGAACGAGTCTGTCGGCGGTCTGCATCCACAAAGCCTCATCAGGTAAAGTGTAGACGCCTTTCCGCCAGTATGTTGCGCCCGGATAGCTGTATCCGGTATTATTTGTTCCGAGTGTGTCAGCCATTATAAATCACTGCCTTTCAAATTTCATGCCGGTCTTCGTTTTGCGAGGAGTTCGGCTTTTTCACATGCGTCTTTCCATTCCTCGGAGAATGGTTTTACTGAGCGCGTATAAGCTATAACTTCCTCGACAGAATCCATTTCGGCGAGAGTTTTCGTTTCGGTTGTTTCTACCCTGCCGTCAGCCCCAGCGGTTCGCGCCACGGTCTGGCTGTTGGGTAGTTTTGTTTTGATTGAATTGATACCTTCTTTTTTGCCTTCCTCGCGTGCCGCCGCGAGTCGTTCATCCATAGTCGCAATCGCAACTGCGTACTTGGCGAGGTCGCCTTTGACGAAATCTTGGAAAAAGGATTTCATCGCCGCATCGACTTTTGTCTGGTCGCCCCCGGCAAGGTCGAGTGCAGATACCGTCGATGATTTTAGACCAGTCTGGAATGTCGCAAGCATCTGCTCGTCCCGCTGTTTCTTCGTCATCGCCCGTGCAGTCTGTTCACGCCGGGAAATGTTCTCGTCCAGTTTCCTGTCAAGCCACGTCTGCCGTTGTTTTGGGTCGTCCCAGTCAACGTTCTCTTCTTCCGCGACCTGTTGTTCCGTTTTCTGCACTTCTGGTGCATTAGGGTCAAATTTGAGGATATAGTTACGGAACTTTGGGTCAGGATCAGTTATAAGATCAAGGTATGGTTCAAGCGTCTTAATCGAAGTGCCATACTTGTTTTCAAGTTCCTGGACTGGTTTGAGTTCTTTTTCAATACGTCCCAGTAATGAACTGTATTTCTGTTTAAGCTCCGATAATTCATCGACTTTCGGAACGTCCGGTTTCTTTCCTTCTTCGACCGGCTTGGGTTCCGTCGCAGGTTTCGTTGTGTCAACTTTCTCCTCGACATTAGCCTTTTGGGGTGTCTCTGGGGGTTCAGCCAACAGCGATTCCTTTGTAATCGTTTCGGGATCGGCGCCTTGTTCGATTGCGAGTTCTGCTTTTTCCATCAAGGCAAAAGCCTTTTCGGGGGTTCCTTCTGATTTCGGCATTTCAAAAATCCTTCCTTATGGGGTCGCTTTGATTAGCCCTTGCGGGGTCGCTGCAATTAGCCCTGGGGTGTAGGGGTGTTCCCCGGTTGAGTTTGTGCTGCCATCTGTTGCTGTTGCATTTGTTGCTGTGCTTGTTGCATTTGTTCAACTTCCTGAAACATCTTTTCCTTTTGAGGTATATCACTCAGCATTGTTCTATATTTCAACCATATCGGCAAGTATGGTGAATTTGGCGGCAGGTGTTGGATTTCTTGGGAAATCATTAATTCATTGCGTTCACGAGCACTCTGTGTTCTGCCTTCGATTTCCATTGTAATATCGTACTTGCCGATAGTAACGTCATTATGGATTTTGCCGCCAAGATTCTGGTTAATAGTAACTTCCTGTTTCGTCATTCCGTCATTGCCGATAATGCGGAATATTCTCTCAGTCGTATATTTTTTCTGTATCCAGTGAAGCATAGCAAGTCCTCTGAGTACTTTTGTCGTTATCATATTCTCGACAATACCGGATAATGCCCCGGCGGACTGTTGGTATCCTATGGTTTTCGCTGTACCTGACGACCGGCGTTTTTCGATACCAAGCAGCGCGTCGGTGGCATTTACTTGTCTCTGCATGGCACTCTGGTTGAATGTAAGCATCTGCGGATATATGTCTGGCACTGGGGTTGGTTCGTCGGTTTTGCGGGCATTTAGTTTACCTTCGTTCATTTTTATCGCCGCGCCGGACGCTATCAAATCGTCCAGCTGTTGCTCCACCTCGACCGGATATGCCCCATCCTCATACCGTTCCCCGGACTGCGCGTGTTTTGTTACAATCTCCGTGATTGACGAAATCCACTTATTGAAATGGTCTTGTGCCGACATCATGGTTTCCACAATACCCATTTCCCTGCCATTGTGGAAGAACGGACTATACTTATTTATGAGATGATAAAATTCCGATGCTTCAGTATCTTTATCCTTAAACACCACCGTGTTTTCATCTATGGTCGTGGTAAGCAGAATAACGCTTTCCTTGTTCGGATAAGAATACGGTTTAACCATTTCCGCCTCATCGTCGCCAAGGTCGTCCACATATCCCACTACATTCGTTTCCGGGTGAAGATACATCTGTTTATTTTCATACGTTTGGCGGTAATGTTCAAGAACGCGATACTTGCTTTTTATATTTATTTCCGACCCAAGCAATTCTGATCCTGATTTATTGTCGCGGTTTCCATAGTCTGTCGAATTACTATCCCATGTCGGTCTGACATGCGTTGTGGGGATTGCGTTCTCGTCCGATTCCTTCGGTATCAACTTCTTCGCAATCTTTTTACCGAAGATATTCTCAATTTGGTCAAGCGTATAATACGTTTCTTTAATCGCATCGGTCATATCGCGCATATCGTACTTTTCGTGTTCCCCCAAATACCAATGCCCCTGGGCGGACTGCGCCATTTTTATGTCAAGGTCGAAATCCGAGTTCTGTTCGAGCCAGATTTCGATAATTCCGCGCCGTGCGATGCCGCCGTCCTGAAACTGCGCCTGTTCCTCTGGAAAGATATGGTTCTGCCAGTCGATATTTTTCATCAATGACGTGATAATGCTTGCAAGAATGACATCGCCGTGTTCATCGACGGGTTTCGCCGCCAAATCCCCACGACTTTGCAGATAGAACCCAAGAATAGCGTTGAAATTCGCCAGTATTTCGTTATAAACCGGTACTGACCGTCTCTTGAGGTCATAAATACGCTTGTCCTCGTCCGACCATTGATCGCCGAAGTAATACCGCTCCGCCTTTGCCACAATTTTATCATGTGTTTTCTGGCGGTGCGCTTTTAATCTACGATATGTCTCTTCAGTTCGTTTTACTGCTTCAATATCTTTCATCTTTTGCGCCTACCCACTTGTTTAAATTACCGGGACATAAACGTCCCGCCGGAATAGGGATGATTTACTGGTATTGCCCCAAACCCAAACCGCGACTGCCACCCATAATCTACTTTTTCACGCGGTTCTACCTTTTTTCGCGCCTGTTGCGTATAACAATAGGCGATACAAGTCAGAATATCGTCATGTGGAGCAAATGGAAACTTATTTATTTCGTCTTCCAGTTCTTCCCAGTCCGGTCCGTCCGGCAATACTATCATTCCGAGGTGTAATGGCCGGATTATCTGGCGTATACGGTCGATATTATCCATACGCCACGGTTTTTCAAGTTCTCCGAGGCGAGTCGCATTCAGTCCTCGTTCAATCATAGCATTCTTATAATCTTTTAGAACGATGCGACCCGCCCCATACGTCTCTATCTTTGCATTTACTGGTTTCATTTCCTCGAAAAAATCACAGAATTTCTCTGCGGCAACTACTGGATTCGCCCATTTTCCCCTGACCTTTGCAAGTGGAAACATTACCCCGTCTTTATTACTGCCACAGCAAGTCATACACGTCCAGTCGCTTTTATTCAGTTCGCTCCATGCCGGGTCAATAGTAATATATCTGTTTAGTGTATTCATCCACATCTTTACCAGATCGCTGTCCGATAAATTACTGTTCTGATAATAATGTTCTCTCAAGGTTTCGGGATTCCACCGCTTTGCTTCGCCCAGATTTATTTCCCTGTCGCCCTTGGGGGTGGGATCGCATAGATACTGGCAGTTGAACTCATGCCGGGGTAACGACCGTTTCATCTCCTTGACTCGTTCCATCTGAAACGGCCAGAGATACCTGCCATTCTCTATTGCCTGGCGCACGTAGAAATCCACTACCTTGTGTTCCCGCGCCCATGAATACACATCCTTAAAGTCATAGGGCGTGCCGATAAACAGTTTGCGCCCGCACTTGCCTGTCTTTTTATTAACGTCCAATAAACTAAAACTTTTGTAAACCCCATCAATAATCTTTTCCATGCTTGCGGCAGTTGTTACGTTGTCTGAAGTAACCACATCGTCATTCAGTTCTTCGTCGAAATGCTGACCAGTCATGGTTTTCTCGGTTGTCATGCCGGTAACGCTTGCCTCGCGCCGGTCATTCCCCTCGATATTAAATTTCAATGCCGCCCATTTCATGCGCTTTCTCTCGCCCGGAACCATCTGCGGTTTCAACTGCGGATACACGGCATGAAGCCAATCGTTGTCGAGAATAGTTGTTTTCAACTGACCGATGAATGCGGCAAGAGTATCGGGGGATGCCGACACAATCAGAAACCGATAACGCGGATCTTTGGCGAGCTTCCAGAGAACATAATCGTGGGTGATAAGCGTTGATTTCAGATGGTTTCTCGGTATCAGCATTCCCAAATCTTCGCCAGACTGCGCGAGAAAACATATTTCGTCATGCAGTCCGATACAAAGCGGTTCATCACCGGGGTTTCTCATAATTTCGTTACTGAAGAAAAAGAGGTCGTCGTCGCAGTATTTCCGTACCTTAGCCCAAAACTCTTTATATAGCCTGGGGTGTTTCTTTGCCGCGCTATTCAGCCAGTCCGCCGTAGGCCACTTGAATCCCCACCACTCCCTTTGTTCGACAGGGACAAACCCCTGCATTATTTCAGCAATCGTTTTCATCTCAGCGGTTTATCCGATTCGTCATTTATTAACGCCTCGTGCGGTGCAGGGTCTTCCGGTTTATCCTTCCTCGGTCGTCCCACAGGTTTACCTTCCCCCGGCCAGAACACATCAGTCAACACCATCTTGGTTATATTCACGTCCTTCTCGTCAAGCAGTTTCTTTACATTTCCCCACGCTATCTTCCGCAGCGTTTCACGTCCCGCCTTGCCATCGTACTGTTCCGGTTCGGGGACTGCCGGGATTTCATTATCCATCAGTTCCCCACGCTCTCTACATATTCCCTTGTCGAAAACGACAGTGTCTTGCCGGCGACCACTACCGAACCCGTCTGCAATGTCTCGTCCTCGAACTTCGCCCAGAACATTACCGGCATTCCAAGACATTCGCCGCTTATCGTTATGTCGAGTTCGGCATCCTCCTTGAACAATGCCATGACTTCTCTCACTACTTGACGCGCCTTCATAATGCCTTCACCAGCCCCCTAACGTTACTATCCTGTATGCCGCCCATATCAGCACAATCGCAAATCCCAATATCACACACCCGACCTTAATCATGTCCCCGTGCATGACAATCATCCTCGCTTATTGCGTTTAATTTCTCGTTCCTCGCTTTTGTGAGTTTTGCCCATTCGGACTTGATAACAATCTTTTCTAAAACCCTCAGATCGAAATAATCTTCGTTCATCTTGACCGGGTCTTTGCAGTTCATAATCCCCTTCCCCTTCCTTTCCTCCTCGCTCATTGCGTTCAACTTTCCACTCCCCGGAAATATCCTGTCAAAGTTCGCCTGCCCCTCCTTGCTCAACGGCTTGTTGATTGTCTTGTTTTGATACCACCCATAATGCGTGCTGAACTTCGGGGCGTCCACTTTCACTACACGCCGCGAATCCGGCTCGTTCTGGTATACCTTTACCGCCCGCTCCTTACTCTTGTCCCTCGGTATCTTCTTCTTCGCCCCGCGCGGTTCGTTCAGAAAGCCCATTTCTCCTCCTCTCCTTATCGGGAATAGTTCTTATTCCTATTCTCTCCCGCCGAGTATAATACATTTCCCGCCACTTGTCAAGCCTTTTCCGCACACACCCTTTTTTCTCCCAAAATTTCTATACCCCACAGAATTCAGAATTCGTACGCACAGAGTAATGGATATATATATACGCGGCCAGGTTTACGGGAGCCACAGGTACCCTTTCCTATAAGATGACCAACGCTGTCATGTTATACTTCCTTGTATATACTAAAAGGCAATTCCCTATAAGCTGACTGATCTGGTCATATTATCATTACACATATATAGCAGATAGTTAAATTGACTGACCGGTCAATTAACTGATACCGTGGATAACAGATAGAGAAAAGCATATAAAGATTATGGGGGGCATGGTATGGGTGAGAGAGTATGGTGGATAAGAAGTAGTATTAAACACATAGCATCTTATAAGCAACTCTGTAAAGAAGCCGCGCGCGCGTAAAGGGAAAGTTATGCCAAGATGGGGTGATTGGCGAAAATAAATAAAAATAAATAGCTTGACTTGAGGGTTGCCGGTCTATTTATTGTGTACAGTCAAACAAGAGGGACACCTAAACAGGAGGCGGTACAATGGATCGGACAGAGATCAGCAGGGCCCTTGCGAAAGCAATCGCATATAAGTCCTGTGGCAAGGACGCTGAGGCGGAGGCCTGGGCAACTCGATTGATCGAGTTGCTTGAATGTGAAGGTATCTTGGGCGAGGGAGTAAAGAGCGGAATCGAAAGCTGATCGACACAGGACACACTAAACAGGGGGCGTAAATTGACACGATCAGAATTTGAATTAATAAAAAAGAG